AGAGACAAGCGAGAGCATCCTGCGCGACCTGGCGAGCGATAGCGGCGCCGTGCAGATCCAAGCCTACGGCGAGCAAAAGCACCGCCTCGCCCGGATCGTGCGGTCGCTGCGAGACGCAGCAGGCGCAGGCACCTGCGCTGTGGCGACAGCTCAGCAAGACGCACAGGACATTGAAGGGCTGCCTGGCAACTGGCACCCAGCCGTGCGCAAGTCGATGGTCACCGATCTGGTGAGTCAGTTTGACTGCGTCGCAAGGCTGCGACAGGTGCAGGACCACGAGGCGGAGGCGCTTAAGCTCGACGCTGGGACGCGCTACCTCGACTTCCGACCGACGCACCAGCAGGTCGCCAAGTGTCGGACGGCTAGCGAGCTGTTTCCGGGACGCACGACGCAGTGGCATATTTACCCGCTGCGCAACCAAGATGATGCAACGCAGCTGTACGCTGCACTAAAGCGCCGAGCGGCGCAGAATGAGGGAGGCAAGTAAATGTCTAACAATTGGAACGACTGGGAGCAGAAAGCCAAGACGGCGTTTGAGCCGTTGCCGCCTGGTCAGTATGTGGCGGTCATTGATAATGCGTCGGTTGAGTACAACGACAAGGGCGCACGTACGAAGATCACGCTGAAGGTGGTCGAAGGTCAGCACGCCAACCGGCTGATCTGGGAGAGCTACCCGCATATTGATAAGTTTCGGTGGTTTGCTCGTATGGCTTGGGAGGCGCTTGGCTTTCAGCACGTGCCGGAGGGCGACAGCATGGAGCAGATGTTCCTGAGCATCAGCCGAGCGCTGACCGACTCGGTCGGCAAGGCTGTGCGCGTCACCACCGACCAGCGCACCAGCACCTGGCAAGGGCAGCAGCGGGTCAACGTTATTGTGCGCAGGCTCGAGGCTGTCGCATTGCCTCAGCAGCAGCAGCAACCGCAGCAGCTGCCGGGAGGCTACGACGCGCCATGGTAATCCTAGGACTTGATCCTGGCTTTGCTAACCTTGGCTGGGCGTTGCTCGATTGCAGCAGCGCTCAGCCTTGGTGCGTAGCCGGTGGCGTGATTAGAACGAAACCCGACAGGTCAGTCGCACGCTGCGACGATAACGTGCGCCGGTGCGGCGATCTGGCGGATGCGATCAACCAGCTGCACAAAGAGCACCGCTTCGCTTTTATTGCTGCCGAGGCGCAGAGCTGGACCAGGCACGCAAACGCCGATCGAGCTGTCGCACAGGCTTGGGGCGTCATCGCTGCGCTCAGCGAGGTGCACGGCTGCCCGGTGATCCAGCTACGCCCGCAAGACGTCAAATTGAAAATTGCAGGCAGTCGCAGCGCGTCAAAAGGTGCGCTACAGAATATGATTGAGCATCAAGTCGGCAACGCTCGCGAAATGTTGCTACCCCTTGCCAAGTCACACCAAAACCATGCAAGCGACGCTTTGGCTGTCGCCCTTGCCAGCCAATCGCACCCGCTCGTCCAAACCGTCAAAAGAATGAGAGGCTAACTTGACACCTAATGAGGCAAACGCCCGGCAGGCTGAGCTTGGTCTGCTGGGAGCTCTTATGCTGGCAACGAAAATCGACCCAGCTATCACCGAACAACTGACCAGCGACGACTTCAGCGATGCACGCCACGCAGCGATCTGGCGCGCTATCTGCACCGAGGTGCGCAATGGCGGCGAGGATGCGCCGAGCCTGGTCGTCATTGACTGGCTGCGACAAGCTGGCGAGCTAGAGCTTGCTGGCGGCATCGGTTACGTTGACAGCTTCAATAATCACACGCTCTCGCGCAACTACGGCAGCAGCGCGCAATGCGCTGTCATGGTCAAACAATGCAGCAGGCTGCGCAAGATCGCCGCTAACGCCAAAGCAGCCGCAGACGCTGCCGACGGCTACGGCGAAGGCTCAACGGCTGCCCTGCTCGATCTACAGCGCTCGCTTGCTGAGCTGACCAGCGACACGAAAAGCGAAACCGTCAACGCATGGCACGCCCTGACCTTTGATCTGGCGCAGACTTTTCGCCCTGGCGTGCGCACGTCAACGCCGCTCGATCAGTATATGCCGCTTTCGCCTGGTCGCATGTTTGTGCTCGGTGGTCGTCCCGGTCACGGCAAGACGACGCTAACGCTGCAGATCGCCCTATCGCTGCTCAAGGCTAACCCTGAGGCGCATACGCTCATGGCAAGCTGCGAAATGACAGAGCCCGAGCTGAGCCTCAAAGCGCTGTGCTGCCTCGAAGGGCGCAACTTTATCGACCTCGTGCGCAACGATAACGAGGGCGGCTTGATCGCTGTGGCGCACGCCGTAGACCATCACGCCAGCACGCTGCAGCGCCTGCACCTAAAGCCGACGCGCAGCATGGATTCGATCACTGCAGAGGCGCACACGCTACACCGCAAGCACCCGCTGACCTGCGTTGTCGTTGACTACCTCAGCGCTATGGACGCACCAGGCGGAGGCAATCAAGACACGCGCAGCCGTGAGGTGGGCGCTGTGTCGAGAGCCTGTAAAGCGCTAGCGCAAACGCTCGACTGCGTGGTGCTGGCTGCATCGCAGCTCAACCGTGGCACCAAAGATAGCAACCGCCCGACGCTCAAGTCGCTGCGAGACAGCGGCGAGGTCGAGCAGGACGCTGACGGCGTGGCGCTGTTGCACCGCCCAGACCACGAAGACGACGAGGCGACGGCTCAGCTGCTGATCGCAAAAAACCGATGGGGCGAGCTGGCGACGATCGACCTAGAGCCTGACCTAGCTAACCACCGTTTCGAGTGGGGGTTTTGATATGAAAGACGCAAGACAGATCATGCGCGCTATGCTGCTCGGCTTAGCGCCACCAGAGCACCGCAAGCTGTCGCTCCAGGATCTGCGCAAGATCGGCTACGCGCAGAGCACCGCCGAGGCGCTGGTGCAAGCGGCGAAGGAGCAAGCCGATGATTCATAGCGTGATTATCTGCGACGGATGCGGCGACGAGGCGCAAACGCCTGGCACGGTATATGGACGATGGCGCGCCCATGTCGCTCGAAACGAGTTGAAAGAGCTGGGCTGGACTGTTGGCAAACACGGCACCGACTGGTGCCCGAGCTGTCGCCGCCTACCGAGCGAAGAACAGCAGCAGCCCGAAGACTAGCCCGGTAACAAACGACGCGCTGGCGATCTCCACGCTGCGGCTAGGCTTGGGCTCTGGACAAGCCGGGCACGGCTCGCACTCGAAGGTGCGGCGCAGGTTCACCTCACGCTTGCAGGCGATCGCCTCTTTCGCTCGCTTGGCGCTAATAAGCACGCCGTCGCAAGGCACGGTTTCGCCTTGATCGACTGCCGCCGAGGTGACGCAAGGGGCTGCCAATACGACCGCCGCTAACACTTGCCAGCCGTGCGGGCGAAAGCTGCGGCGAGCAGAGCGCCGACGATTGCCCAGGCAAATAGAACGATCAGCGCAAAAGTCACTTGGTACCCCTCTCGCCCCACCAGAAACCTAAAAGGAAACCGAAGCACAGCCAGCTGCTGACCATCGCCCAGAAAAGCCAGTCGGTCAGCTGAATGATCATTCATCAAGCAAAGCAGCCAGCTCGTCACGATCCGCCCGGCTGTCGCTGAGCTCACGCAGTGGCTCGTTTATCTTCGTTATTTCTTCTTCGAGCTTCGCTTGCCTTTGCTCGTTTTTGGCTTGGGCTTCTTGCCTTGCTTTGAGTAGTGCATTGGCATTTTGTCTGCGCTCCATGCGTCTGAGGGATAACATAGCGACGAAGGCCGACACAGCGCCGACCATCGCCAGAAAACCTGCAACGATCTTAGCTAGCATCGCCTCGACGCCTGCCATAGTACAGGGCAGAGGCTGCGCCGGTCAGCAAGCCTGCGCCGACGTTGTCAAACTCAGCCCAGCCAAACGCTGCCGCCGTAAACGTGAACAGGGCAACGCCCCAAGTGGCGCAGAGGATCAGCGCCGTGGGTGCTTTGCCGCCTGGCTTGAGAAAGGCGAGCATCGTCAGCCCACGTACTGCACGACGCTGACGGTCTGCGCAGCGGTGCCGTTCACGTACAGAGGAGCTCCGGCTCGGATCGCCGTCTCGAAGCTGCCGCCCGGCTGGACAAGCACACCAGCCGTTGCGTTGTCCGGTCCGATGCTGACGTTATTCGCGCCAGTGTTGCTGATGATGACGTAGTAGCCCGTCACCGTGATCTGATCGAAACCGCCGGTCAGCGTCTCGCTGCTCACCGTGGTGTCATTGCTCCAGTAAGGGGCGTTAGCCGCCCGTGCGTCGGTAGGGTTTGCCATTGTCTAGGCTCCTAAGGATGCGCAGGCTTGCCTGCGTGGTAGTCTCTCAAAATCTCGTCAGGTGATAAAGAGCGGCTGTAAATTCTACAGGTGTCAATGCGTCCTTCTAAAAAGGCATTAGCATTTGCATTAGATCCAAAATCTAAGTCTTTCGCTGTGTCGATGTCTGCACTCCCAGCAACAGCCAAAGAGCTGTCAAGCGCTCCGTCCACATACAGCGACAACGTAGCGCCGTCGTAGGTTGCGGCGATCATATGCCACGCGCCGTCATTGGTTGTTGATCCTCCTGTGATGGTTTGAACACCACCAATATCGAGCATCACAAACGGCTTTCCGGTGTTGTCATTCAAGCTCAAAATAAACCGATCAATGCCGTCACGACTCATTACACGCTCATAGCCTGATACGCCTGCATCCTGAGAAGCCCACGCAACAAAAGACATGTTGCCCGTCAATGCTAGCTTTGCCGGTTGCCCTACGTTAACCGTCTGCGCCCCATCAAATCGAGGCCAGTCAACGCCAGCTCCAAACCCTATGCCTGTCCCGTTAGCAGGCGCAGGCATTAGATCATACCAAGTAGGTTGAGCATACGTTAACCGCTCGTAGCGAGCTGTTGCGTCGCCTGTGACCACCGGTTGCTTGATGCGTTGTTTTCTCATGCTTTACCCTATC